GTGGACGGGGATATGGTTCAACGAGTTGGAGTACATTCCGCGTGCGCTGTTTGACGAGGCGGAGTCGCGGGTAGGTTATTATCCGCCGGTTCGGGATGGTGGTCCGACGTGGGCGGGGGTTTTGGCGGATTTGAACGCGCCGTCGGAGGACTGCTGGGTTGTGCAGTTGACGGGGGAGGTTTCGCTTCCGGAGTCGATGCCGGACGGGGAGCGGCAGTCGTATGTGTGGCCTGAGAACTGGGACTATTTCGTGCAGCCGCCTGGGCTGATCGAGGATTTGGGGCCGGACGGGAAGACGATCATCGGGTATCGGATCAACCCCGAGGCGGAGAACCTGAAGTACATCCCGAAGGTGAAGCAGAAGGACGGGACGTACCTGCATACTTATTTGGAGTCGGCGCGGTCGAAGACGAAGCAGTGGATCGACTCGCGGATCATGAACCGGATTGTTCCGCCGGTTTTCGGTTCGCCGTGTCATCCGTCGTTCCGGGTGGAGACGCATGTTGCGCAGGTTGATCTGGTGTGGGAGGCGGGGGTTCGGCTGGTTGTGTCGCTGGATTTCGGGCGTCGGCCGTTTGCGTTGTTCATGCAGATGGTGGGTCACCGGTGGCATGTGATCGCGGAGTTCCGGAAGTACGATGCGTCTGCGTCGGTTTTTGCGCCGCTGCTGCGGGCGTTCATCCGCAAGGAGTTCCCGGAGGCGTATGAAGCGTATTTCATGCGGGGCGCGACTTCGGCGATCCGGTTTGTTGGTGATCCGAAGGGGCAGGACAAGGGGCAGGCGGACGAGCGGACGGCGTATGAGGTTTTTGCGGCGCACGGGATGCGGGTGAATGCGGCGCCGATCAAGGCGACGGCGATCCGGACTCGGTTGGCGACGGTGGACGCTGTGCTGGGGCAGATGGTGGACGGGGTTCCGAAGCTGCTGCTTTCGGCGCGGAAGGTGCCGGAACTGAAGATGGCGCTGGCTGGCGGGTATCATTTCTCGAAGGATACGAACGAGAGCGGGGACATACTGCCGGAGAAGGACAAGTACTCGGAGCCGGCGGACTGCCTGCAGTATGGGCTGATCGACGGTGGGGAGGGGTACGTGATGACGGGTCGTGACCGGCCTGGAGTGATGCGGCCTGCGGTTTATCAGCCGAAGCGGAAGTCTTTGCGGCGTGGGAGGGCGGCGTGAGCGCTGATGTGGTGAAGCTGCGCGAGGACGAGAGCAGCCGCGTCGAGCGCTCCGACATGGAGGAGATGCTGGGCCACGCGCTCGGGCGGGCCGAGGCCGGGCTGCTTGACGGCATCCTGATCGTGCAGGTGCTCAAGAACGGCTCGGTGGTGACGAACTGGACGTTCGACGCGGCGAAGATGCCTGCGACGCTGATCTACGCGCTGGAGCGGCTGAAGCACGACCTGCTGGCGGCGCAGTCATGACCGGCGGTTCTGAGCGCCTGGCGGCCTACGCGCCATCGTTCTGGATGGTGGTGTTCGACCGCTCGTCGACGAAGTGGTGGATCGACCGACTGGCGTGGGGGAAGTGGAAGCACGTCTCGGCGATCGGGTACTTCGCGGACGCGCGGGTGTGGGCGGAGGTTCATCCGACGCTGGCCGGGCTGTCGCTGCGTGTGTGGCCGCGGGACGGCGGGCCTGAGGCGGTGCTGTCGCATCTGACGGGCGCCGGGCGGGGCGTGCTGCATGTGCGGCCCGGCCGTGGGCGGATGGCGCCGTGGCGGTCGTGGTGGTGCGTGCCGCTGGTGGCTGGGCTGGTGGGGCTGCGGTCGGGTGCGTTGCGGCCTGATGCGCTGTGGCGCGATCTCGTGGCCGCCGGCGCGGTTGTCGTCGCGACCGGCGACGAGGCCGCCGATGTCGCTGTTCAAGAAGCCGAAGCCTGATCCTGAACTGGAACGCCAGCGGCGGATCGCCGAAGAGGCGCGGCTTCAGACGCTGCAGGAAGACCTGGCTGACGAGACGACGACGCGAAGCCGGGTCTACGGGCGTGTGCAGCGGCAGGCGGCGATCCGGGCCGCGGGGCTCGCCGGGGCGGCGGCCTGATGGCGGACAAGTACGACAAGGAGCAGACGGACGAGGCGAAGCGGCGGTTCGAGGACTGCCGCGCGCAGAAGGAGCCGATCCGCGCGTACCTGGAAGAGGCGTACTGGTTCACGGCGCCGCAGCGGCGTCGGCAACAGACGACGGAGTCGGCGTCGTCGACGCGGACCTCGCCGGGGGACGAGTGCGACATCGAACTGCCGCAGGAGCTGGTGACGGATTTCGCGACCTACGTGCTGCAGTCGTTCCTGAACGACAACGAGCAGTGGGTGCGGCGCATGCTGCGGCTGGCGGGCATCCCGGCTCGGGGCGACGAAGTGATCGCGGCGCGCCAGGAACTCGCCACCGATGACCAGGCGATCTTCGACGAGATCAAGGCGTCGAACTTCTATGAGGAGGTCGGCAAGGGCTTCGTGCCCGACATCGGACTCGGCACGGTCGGACTGCACATCGACCATGGGCCGCTCGACGGCCCGCCGGTGTGCCGTGCGGTGCCGATCCGGGAGATCGAGATCAACATCGGGCCGGACGGCTCGATCGATGACCGCTTCATTGTGCGGCGCACGCGGTACAATCGGCTTTCGGCGGTGCTGCCGGGCGTCGAGTTGCCCGAGAAGATCGCGAAGAAGGTCAAGGACAGCAACCGCGCCGAATGCCTGGTGAAGTGGGGCTGGTGGCGGCTGTGGGATCGCCGCGATGCCGAGACGTGGCAGTCTGTGATCCTGGTCGACGACTGCCTGGTCGAGATGGGTTCGGTGTCGGGGCCGGGCTCGTGCCCGTTCATCGTGGGCCGGTTCGGCGCGGCGCCCGAGGATGCGTTCGGCTGGGGTCCGACGCTGCAGTGCCTGCCGGGCCTGCGGTACCTCGATGAACTGCGGGCGCAGACGATCCGCGGCATCGACCTGACGGTGGCGCCGCCGACGCGCATCCCGGACAACGGGTTCGCTGAGGGCGCCGAGTTCGACGGCTTCGAGCCGGGCGGCGTCTACCCGATGCGGCCTGGGTCGAGTGACGACATCGGGCCGATCTTCGACAAGCCCGACCTCGATCCGGCGTTCTTCGACGAAGAGCGGTGCGAGCGCCGCATGAAGCGGATGCACTTCATCGACAAGCCGGAACAGCGCGGCGACACCCCCCCGACGGCGGCGCAGTGGATGAGCGAAATCGAGTTGGGCCAGCGGCGGTTCGGCGTGCCGGGCCGGGTGTTCTGGCGCGAGTTCGTGGGGCCGTGTTTTCAGCGGTTCGCGCGGATCATGGAGGACAAGGGCCAGATCAAGCCGCCGCTGCTCGGCGGCAAGTCAGTGGCGGTCTCGGCGGTGAACCCGGCGGCGCGCGCGCAGGACATGCAGGAAGTGACCAACGCGGCGCGGGTTCTGGAAATCGGCATGAACGCCTTCCCCGAGGAAGGCAAGGCAGCCTTCGACGGCACGTCGATCCTGCGAAACCTGAACGAGAAACTGAAAAATGGCATCATCGAGTTCCGCGATCCGGCGGAGGTCCAGCAGGCGGTCGAGTTGATCTCGCAACTGATGGGCGGGCAGACGGGCGGCGTCGACGCAGCGTCCGGGGCGGTAAACCCCGCCGGCATCCTCGCGGCGGCCGGCCAATGACCGAGCGCGAGCGCCACCCGAACGACGCCTGGGCGGACGTGCGCCGGCACCATCCGCGCCTGTGGGCGGAGATGCGGCAGGCGCTGGTGCGCGAGGTCGCGCGGACGGCCGGGCCGGGGATTTCGGACGGTGCGTTGCGGGAGATGAACGGGTCGCGATCCTTCGCGGCGTGGCTGTTGAGCCTCGCTGAAGGAGAGGATCGCGATGCGGTTTCGGACGTTCCGGGAGGGGATCGCGCTGTCGCCGGAAGGCGAGCAGGGAGCGGTATCGGACACGGCGGGCGCCGCAAGCGGCGCAGCATCGCAGGCTCCGCAGGCTGACGCGGCGGCCGCGGCGGCACCAGTCCGCCCCGAGGGCCTTGCCGACGCCTATTGGGATGCGAAGGCAGGCGTCAAGGTCGACGCGCTGCTGAAGGATCACCTCGCGCTGTCCAAGAGCGCGGCGGACCGGGCGGCGGCTCTCGCGACGAAGCCCGAAGACTACGAAATCCCCGCGACGGTGAAGGTCGGCGAGACGGAAGTCGCGCTGAAGGCCGACGATCCGCTGATGGCGGATGCGCGCAAGCTCGCGCTCGAAGCCGGCGTCCCGAAAGCTGAGTTCCCGAAGTTCCTGGCGCTGCACGCGAAGGCGGTGGTGGCGGCGAACGCTGCGGCGGAAGCCGAGACGGATCGGATCATCACCGAACAGCGCGCGCTCCTGGGCGCGAACGTCGACCAGCGCGAGGCGGCGATCAAGCAGGCATTCGAGGCGCGGGCTGGCGCGGGCGCCTTCGAGCACCTGCGCGGGGCGCTCGTGACCAAGGTCGCCTTCGAGGCGATGGAGCGGTTCATCGAAGGTGCGTTGCGGGGTTCCGCGACCGCTTTCAATCAATTGGGCAGGCAGGAAAGCGCTGCCGCGCGCATCTCGGACGACGAATGGAACCGGATGACGCCGCGGGAACGCATCACCTGGTCGCGCGAAAACAAGGCCGCGTGAGCGGTTCGACGAGGGACTGAGACATGGCCGGCATCATCACGCTCACCGAATATGCGAAGGGCATGCCCGCTGGCATGGCGCGCGCCCTGGTCGAGCAGTTTGCCAAGGAGTCGGACATCTTCTCGGCCCTGCCTTTCGAGGGCCTGGCGGAAGGCTCCCCGACCTACGAGGGCATGCGCGAGATGGTGCTGCCTTCCGGCATGGCGTTCCGCGCCATCAACGGCGCGGCCACCAGTTCGGCCGGCAAGCTGGAAGCCTTCAGCGAGTCGACCTACGTGCTTGACCACGACATCCCGGTCGACGCGGCGATCGTTCGCCGTTGGGGCAAGGAGCGGCTGGACAAGCACACGTCGATGGGGATCACGGCCACCGGCAAGTTGTGGACCGACACGTTCTTCACCGGGAACAACTCGACGAACCCGATGGAGTTCGACGGCATCGCGCGGCGCGCCGCACGGTACTCGAACCGCACCATCCACAACTCGGCCGCCTCTGGCGGCGCCGCGCTGTCGCTCTACAACCTGGACCGCGCGATTGCCAACACCAAGAACCCGACGCACATCATCGCGTCCTGGAACCTGATGCCGCGGTTCATCCAGGCGGCGCGCACCACCTCGATCGCCGGCTTCGTCATCCAGTCCTGGGATGACGTGGGCAAGCCGAAGATGACCTACAACGCGATCCCGATCCTGTGGGGCTACGCCAAGGACAAGCATGGCGTCATCCTGCCGTTCGATCAGGTCGCGAGCGGCGGCGGCTCGGCCGTCACCACCTCCATCTACGTCGTGTCCTTCGGCGAGATGGGCATGCGCGGCATTCAGTTGAAGCCGCTCTCCTTCGAGGGTCCGTACCTGAAGGAGGACAAGATCACCTGGAACACGCACATTTCGTGGGATGTCGGCCTGGTCGACGAACACGAGTACTGCATGACCAGGCTCACCTCGATCACGGACGCTGCGTTCGTCGCGTAAGCGGCGACGCGCGACGCAGGAGCCCGAACATGATCCGCACCTACACTCCCGACGCGCTGCTCCAGTTCAAGGACAGCTATGCCGTCACGTCCGACGCGGCCGCGCAGGTCTCCTCGGCGGACAAGATCGTCGACCTGGGCCTCGCCCGGTTCGAGGGCGTCATGGTCTTCAACGTCTCGGCGATCGACATCGCCTCGGGCAACGAGACCTACGACTGCCTGATCCAGGTCTCGAACTCGGCGACGTTCGCCACCGCCTCCGACATCAAGACGGTCGCGACGCTGCGGCTCGAAGCCGCGACGCTCGGCGCGGCTGGACGGTACGAAATCCCGTTCCTGAACGTGCGCGATGGGACGGCCTATCGCTACGCGCGCATCTACACCGATGTCGGCGGCACCACGCCGTCGATCACCTACACCGCCTACGCCCACGAACTGAAGTGGAAGTGACATGCCGACGCGAGTGACGCTCTACCACAAGGACGACGGCGCGGTTTCGCTGGACTCCTGCGAGGTTGAGCACGCGCTGACCTTCCCGGAATGGCGTCAGACGCCGTGGCCGGCGCAGGCCGACGCGGAGCTTCCGTCAGAGCAGACGGTCGACCCGCCGCGGGTCTCCAGCCGCGTCAAGCGGCCCGCTCCCGACCGGCGCCGCGCGCCGGCCTCCGAACCCGCTGTCGCTGCCCCCGACGATAGCAAGTAGTCGACGCACCAGGGGCCGTTTCTCCTCCCCGGTGCCTCGGTGCGTTGAGCAGGGCCACGCTTTCCGCAAGCGTGGCCCTTGTCATGCCGACCGCCCTCGACAAGCTGAAGATCATCCAGAACGCCTGCGTCGCGACGGGCAACGACCCGCCGCAGAACGAGGATGACGGCTCGCCGGAATGGGAGGCGGGCTCGCGCGGCTACGAGCGCGGCATCGAACTGCTGACCGAACGCCACCCGTGGGCGTTCTCCAAGCTGGTCGAACAGATCACCGCGACGACGCCCGTGCCGTCGCCGGAATGGCTCTACGCCTTCGCCAGGCCGGCGACGGCGCTGCACGTGTCGGCCATCAAGACGGCCACCGGCGTGCGGGTCAACGAGTACGAACTGATCGGCTCGCTGATCTGCACCGATGACCCTGGGCCGCTCTACGCCACCTACTACGCCCGCGCCTCCGACGAGTCCGACCTGACGGCGGGCTTCGTCGAGGCGCTGACGCTCTACGTCGAGGGCGCGCTGCTGGCGGCCTTCGAGGACTTCGCCGAAGCCGACAAGCGGCGACTGCGCGCCGAACAGACGCTCTCCGACATGCGCGCGCGCTCCGACCAGGAGAAGCCAAAGCGGCTGGGCTTCGTGTCGCGACTGCTCGATCGGCGCCGCGGCGGCATCGGCCGGTTCGTGCAATGATCCCGAAGAACCTGGCTTCCCAGGTCGACTTCTCCGCCGGGCAGGTCGACGCCACGGCGCTGCGGCGTGACGATGCAAAGCTGCTGCGCGCGGCGCTGCGACAGGCGGTCAACGCTCGGGCAACGCCGAACGGGCCGGCGCAGACGCGCATGGGCCGGCGGCTGCTCGTGATGGGCTACCCGCGCGTGGACGATTTCAGCACGTCGGCCGGCACGCGCTACGTCCTCTGCTTCCAGGCGACGCGGCTGGACATCCGCGAGCGGGAGACGGGCGAGATCGTCAAGCAGTTCACCGGCCTGCCGTGGACGGCGGGGACCGAAGAGACCATACGCTGGGCGCAATTCGGCAAGTTCATCCTATTGGCCTGGCAGACAGAACACTGGCAGGTGCTGGACATGCAGGACGCCGATCCGACGAACTGGACGGTCGGCGACTTCGCCTTTGCTGAGACGCTGAAAGGCACGATCGCGCAGCCCTACATCCGTCTGCAGGACGTAGGCGCGACGATGGAGCCGGCGGCCTATTCCGGGACCGGCGTGGCGGTGGTGTTCTCCGCCGACGTGCTGGAAGCCGGGCATGTGGGCGTGCGGTTCCGCTACTCGGGGCGCGAACTGGAAATCGTCACGGTCGTCGACGCGCAGAACGGCACGGCGGACATCATCGAAAAGTTGCCGACCACCTACGAAGTCACATGCACGTCGACGACGCCGTTCTCGGTCGGGGACAGCGTGGAGTTCAAGACGAACCGGATGCGCGGTGTGGTGTCGACCATCTCGTCGCCGACGGTGCTGCGCATGATCGCCACGGACGGCGAGGTCGCGATCACCTTCGGCGCCGACGAACTGGTCGGGCCGAACGGCCGCACCGCCACGTCAAGCGTCATTCCGCAGGGCACGCCGGACCCGGCGATCGAATGGGACGAAGCAGTGATCACCGACATGCGCGGGTGGCCCGAGAGCGTGAGCACCGACGCGAACCGTCTGATCGCCTGCCGCATCCCGGCGGACCCCGCCGCCGTCATGTGGTCGGCGGTCGGCATCCACGATGACTTCGGGATCGACGCCACCCCGGACAGCGGCATTTACGAGCGCGTCCAGGGGCAGGTGAAGGTGGTCGAGGTCTTGGGCGGCCCGGACGAGTTCGTGATGACGGACCGGGGCATCTACTACATCCCGATCAGCGCCTCGTCGCCGCTGCGGCCGGGCTCGGTCGAGTTCCGCCCGATCGGCGCGCTGGGCGCGGCCCCCATCCGGCCGGCGGTCGCCACCGATGGCGTGGTGTTCGTCGACGCGGGCCTCACCGGGCTGTGGGCGATCCGGCAGACGGGGCAGACGACGCAGCCCTACCTGCTGCGCGAGATCGGCGAGAACCACCGCGACCTGATCACCGGGCCGGTGGCGCTGGCGATCAGCGCCGGGCGCCGCGGCGCGCCGGAGCGCTTCATCTACCTGGTGAACGAGGACGGGACCGTGGTGGCGGGCCGCTACAACGCAGCGGACGACTACGTGGGGTTTTTTCCATGGTCGGGCAGGCTGACGGCGCGGTGGGTGAGCGCCAACACGACGGGCGTGATCCTGACCAGCCGGCGGATCGTCGGCGCGGCGACGCGCTACTACGGCGAGGAATTGGACGAGGACACCTACAGCGACGCGGAAGTGTCGCCGCTCAACGTGCTGGCCGGGCTGGCGGCGGACAAGCCGGGCGGGCAGGGCGATCTGTGGATGTTCGCCGGCGACACGGTGCGGTTGCGGCTCGGCGCGCGCGACTGGGGCGACAGGTCGGTGGACGCGCTGGGCAATCTGGTGACGCTGGCGGATGACGATCTGACGGCGGACTACGTGGTCGGGCTGCCGTTCACCATGACGGTCGAGCCGTTCATCCCGAACGTGGCGGAAGGCGACTCACGCAAGCAGCGCCAGCGGCTGCGGCGTATCGCGCGGTCGACGTGGGTGATGGAGCGCAACACGGCGTTCGCGGTGAACGATCAGGGCCGGCCGGCGCACAACGAGCGTGACGACATGACGGTGGAGCCTCCGACGCGGATCGAAGGCCACCGCTTCAGGCATCTGGGGCGGTCGTTCGACCCGCGCGTGACGCTGACGCAAACGACGGTGGGGCGGGTGACGCTCATGGAGTTCAACTGCGAGGTCACGATCTGATGGGACCGCTCGCTGTCATCGGCATGGGCGCATCGGCCGCCGGCTCTGCGGTGGGCGCCTACGGCTCGGCGCAGGCCAGCATGGCTGAAAGCGAGCGCCATCTTCACTCGGCGCAGCGGGGCCTCATCCGCGCCGAACAGACGGAGACGCTGCTGCGGGAAGAGTTCGCGGACACGCTGGGCAACATCCGCGCGGTGCGCGGCGCGGCCGGAGTGGACGGATCGTCGCCGACCAGCCTCGCGCTGGAGAAGGAAGCGCGGCGGCGTGCCGAACGAGAAATCGACACCCGGTATGCGAACGAGATGGCGGACGCGCGGGAGGCCGCCGCCGCGAGCCGGGCGAAGAAGCGCGGCGCGTACATGACGCTCGCCGCCGGCGGGCTCGGTACGGCGGGCAAACTGTCCAGCGACTACGCCGCCGGCATGAAGAGCGGGCTGATCAAGTGAGGCGCGCATGGCCGAAGTGAACCTGGGGCCGCGCCGGTTCGTCCTCACGGAAGACCCGAAGCAGCGGATCACGCAGGCGGAGCGCGCCGCGCCGTGGGTGGCGCTGGGCAAGGGGCTGGAGCGGGCTGGCGAGGGGCTTGAGGACATCGCGGTCGCGCAGGCGAAGGAAGAGGGCGCCAAGTCCGTCAGCATGGACGCGGACGGCAATCCTGTTGCTGCGCCGCCCATGTCGGCGTTCTTCGGCCGCCGTGCGGCCGAGTACAACAAGCACGCGCAGATTGCCTACTTCGCGGAGGCGCAGCGCAAGTACGGCACGGTGCTGCTCGAAACGGCCAAGGAGAACGAGGGCAAGCCCGACGCCTTCCGCGCCGGCGCCAATGCGATACGCGACAAGACGCTGGCCGGGCTGCCGGCGCACATGGTCGAACCCGCGCGGCAGTGGTTCAGCGATCAGATCGAACAGCACTATCGCGGGCTGATGACGCGGCAGTTCAACCGGGATGTCGCGCGCAACAACGACAGCCTGGACGCGGCGCGTGTCCGGCTCGAACGTGAGATGTCGTCACTGGCGGCGTCCGGCGGAACCGGAACGCCGGAGTACGCGGCCAAGCGGGCGGAATATGCCGCGCTCGGGCGGCAAATCGTTGCGAACCCGCTGACCGGCATCTCGCAGGAGCGCTGGCAGGTCTGGGCGGATGCGCAGGAAGAGAAGGATATCGTGGGCGCCCTCGCGGTGACGGCGCAGAAATTTTTCGAGGAGAACGGCCGCGACCTGGCGGCGACTGACAAGTGGGTGCGCGAGCAGCTTGCCCGGCCGGAACTGCAGATCGACGCGCTGAAGCAGGCGCGGTACGCGAAGCAGATCGAAACCGTCGTCAGAGGCTCGGCGGCGGTCAGCGCGCAGGAGAAGAAGGAAGCCATCGAGGCGTCCGGCAAGGTGCGCGAGCGGATCGCGCAAGGCTGGAACATCGAGGCGGATGAAATCTATGAGAACGTCGCGAACCTGAAGCGCGTCGGCGCGCTTGGCGAGGCGGCGCGGCTGCAGCGCGAGTACGAGAACGGCCGCGACGCCCCGGCGCTGAAGGGCCGGGACACTCGTGCCGCGATCGGGGCGCTGACCGGGGGCGGCAACGTTACGCCGGAGCTTGGCGCGGCTATCGGCGCGGCGGCGCGGCAATACGGCGTCCCGGCGGCGTTCCTGTCGCGGCTGGCCGAAATCGAAAGCTCGGGCGGGCGCAATCTGGTCAACCCGAACTCTTCGGCGCGTGGGCCTTTCCAGTTCATGCCTGGCACCTGGGCGCAGTATGGCGCCGGCGGCGATCGCATGTCGGCCACGGACTCGGCAGCAGCGGCGGCGCGACTGACGCAGGCGAACGCGCGCGTGCTCCGCAATGCGCTAGGGCGCGAACCGACCTGGGGCGAACTCTACCTCGCGCACCAGCAGGGCGCCGGCGGCGCGAGCGCGCTGCTGACCAATCCCGGCATGCGGGCGGCCGATCTGGTTGGCGCTGATGCGGTGCGGCTGAACGGCGGGACCGCAGGGATGTCCGCTGGGGATTTCGCCTCGCTTTGGACGCGGAAATTCGGCGGCGGGTCTGGCCTCGGGCAGGCTGATGCGCCGTCGGTCGGGGTGCCAAACCCGGCGATGTGGCGCCAGCGACAGAAGCAGTTCGATGAAGGCACGAATGCCTACAACACCGAAGTGCTGAAGGCCGGCATCGGCAACGCCACGCAGGACGAATACGCGGAACTCGCGGAGCGCCTGCAATACGTGCGCGACGGCGATCTGCGCCGGCGGATCGAAGAGCACCTGACGCTCGCGCAGGCGATGGGCAAGTTCAAGGGCCTGCCCTGGGACGAGCAGCAGCGCGCCGTGGCGGAGATGGAAGCGGCGTTGGTGTCGGGCGAACTGGGGCCGCTGGGCCGCGAGGCGCTGAACGCCGCCAAGCCGCAGGCGGCCGCCGCGACCAAGCGGTTCGTCGAGCGCGCCACGCCGCTGGTCGACAACGCCGCCGCCGATCCGGTCACGGCTGCCGCGGCGATGCGCGCCGTGAAGAAGGCGGTCAAGCCCGACGAGGTGTCGAAGGTCCAGACGCGCTTCGATGCGCGCTTCCGGGCCATGCTGACGGACTTCGACACGTCGACCAAGGAAGGGCAGGCGACGCCGCAGGAGTTCGGCCGGCTCACCGTGCTCGCGCCCTATGTCGCCGACATCGATCTGCGGGAGAAGTTCCAGCGGCTGAGCACGGCGCGCGAGGCGAAGGCGGAGGTCGCGGGCTTTCCGCTCGCCGAACAGCAGCAGATCGCCGAAAGCCTGGACGTGGCGCTGCGCGGCGGCGCGGTGCCGGCGGCTCTCCGGCCGGCGAAGGAAGCGCTCGACAATCTGGTCAAGGGCAACACCGCAGCCTTCGTGAAGCAGGCGCTGCCGGTCGTCGACAACGCGGCGGCAAACCCAGTGCTGGCGGCGGCGATGGTCGCCAAGGCGAAGGAAATCAGCCCCGATGACACGAAGGAAGTCCAGACGCGCTACGACGCGCGGGTGCGGGCGATCGTCGCCGACATCGAAAACCCGAAGGCCGGCAAGCCGACGCAGAACGAACTGGTGACGCTGACGGTGCTTTCGCCGCAGATCGGCGACATCGACCTTGCCGAGAAGGTGCAGCGCATCCTCACAACGAACGTCGTCGTGGCGCAGCAAGCCGGGATGCCGGTCGCCGCGGCGCAGCAGGTCGGCGCCGAATTGCAGGTGCGCGCCGAGGCAGGCGAGGCATTCCCCATCCAGCGGGCGGTCACGGCCGCCTGGAACGCGCAGGCCGATGCGAAGGACAAGCTTCTCGCCGCCGACCCGGTGACATTCTGGCGGAACGAGCACTCCATGACGCCGGCGCCAGCGCCTCTCGACTTCGCCAATCCGGACGCGCTGAAGGCCGCGATGCTGGAGAGGCAGCACATCGCCAATCTGGCGCGCGCCGCGAACGAGGGCAGCGAAGTCGGCGGCCCGCTGAACGAACGCGAGGTCGCGGCGGTCGTGCAGCAAATCCGCACCGGCAACCCCACGGTGCTCGGCAACATCCTCGGCGGCTTGGCTGTGCTCGACAAACCGAACCGCGACGCGCTGTTCGCCGACAAGAAGCTGGTCGAGCCGCTGCTCGGCGCGGCAACCGGCGTAAACCCCACACGCGCGGCCGTTGCCGTGTCGTTCATGGAGCGCTGGCACCGCGCCGACCCGATCGGGTTCGACAAGGCGTTCGGCGCAAAGGGGCTCACGGCGGTGCAGGATTGGGAGTGGGAGAAGGACTACCTGTCGGAAGAGCAGCGCGCCAAGCGCCGCGAGGAGATGCTGTCGCTCTCGCCGCAGGCCGCCGCGGTGCGCAAGGAGCGCCTGAGCGAAGCCAAGACAAAGAGCGCCGCCATAGACGAGCGGGACATCCTGTACGGCCTGGGCAACACCTGGAACACGCCGGGGGCTCCGCCGACATGGGAGAACGCCGCGACCGCCGGCGCCACCAACGGCGCCATGGTGCAGGACTTCCGCCGGCTCTTCGCGGAGCGGTACGCGGTGACGGGCGACGAGGCGCGATCAAAGAAAGACGCGATCGAGCACATGCGCCGGGTGTGGGGGCCGTCCGCGGCGAACGGCGGGCGCATCATGAAGTTCCCGCCCGAACTGAAGGTCCCGAAGGTCGACGACAGCCACGACTTCCTGCGGCGCGATCTCGATCGTTTCGTCTATGGCGTGCTCGGTTCCGATCGGCAGGCGAGGATCGATGCGGCCGCCATGGGCGCGCCGGTCGCACCGCAGCGCCCTCGCGTGCCGGCAACGCCGGAAGAGGCGTCCCGCATGCGCCTGGAAGGGCTGCCGCCGGGCATCGATGCGACGAAGGGCATCACCCTCGTGGCGGATCGGGAAACGGAAACGGGCTGGGCCGCCGGGCGGCCGTCCTACCTCGTGGTGGTGTTCGACAACAATGGCATGGCCGTGCCGCTGCCCTACCGGTGGACGCCGGACGCCGACATGGCGAAGCTTGAAGCGAGCGCTCGGGCGGCCACGCTGCGCGATGCGCGCGGCGATGCCGAGATGCGGGCGCGGCGGTTCCGCCAGCAGTTGATCACGCCCGCACCGGTGCAGGGGACGATGCCGTGAGCTACACCGAAGGCGCGCTGCCGCCGCCGCGCGCCGCGCTGGGCAACGATCCCTTCGCGGAGCCGGACTTCACCAGGCCGCCCACGTGGCCGGAGACGGCCGCCGCGGCGTTCCGGCTGAACAACCCGGTCCTGTCGCTGATCGAGGCGCTGAAGTGGCAGCAGCAGCTTTCCGAGGAGCCAGGCTACGGCCCGAAGGACATCCTCGACCTGCTGAAGGGCACGGCGGACGAGAACAATCTGCGGGATTACGCCTTCGACCGGTCGCGCGGGGAGACGATTTACCGTTTGGCGCAACGGGAAAGCGAGAGGCGCAACGCCGAACTGCTGGCGGCATCAGGCGCCGCGGGGCTCGCGTGGGGCATGGCCGCTGGAGTGTTCTCACCCGAGGCGTTCCTGCCGGCCGGCGCGATGTATCGCGCGGCGCGCGGCGGCTACAGCGCGTCGCGCACGGCGCGGTCGTTCGCGGCCGGCGGCGCGGCACAGGCGGCGATCGCCGAAACGGTCCTGCAGAACACGCAGGAGCGGCGCGATTGGAATGACGGCCTCCTGTCGGTGTCATCGGCGGCGATCCTGGCCGGGCTGCTGGGCGCGGGCGCCGCGAAGTTCATGACGGCGGCGGAGCGCGTCGCCGCGACGCGGATGCTGGACGAAGCGCGCGGCATCGCGGCGCCCGCCGCAGCCGTCGACCCCGCCACCCTGCCGCTGGTGTTCAAGGGGCGCGATCAGGTGCGCCACATGCTCTGGCCGGAATACGCAGAGGAAATCGACCGGACAGGCACCTATCAGTTCAAGCCGAAGTTCGATGGCGGGCGGTACGACGCCGGTGGCGGGGACGCCGGCGGCGACGTGCTTTATCTCGACGCGGACGGCAAGTGGGTGTCCGGCACCATGTCGGGGCTCTCGCGTCTGGACAATCGCGTGGTCGCGGTCGACATCAACGCCAACAACATGCTGGTCGTCACCCCGGAAAACAGGGCCAGGACGCTTGAATATCTGGGCGTCAAGCTTGGTGAGGGCGAGGACAGATACACCGATCTGGTCGCGGCGGCGCGCGCCAAGGGACACGATTACGTTGCGATCGAGGGCTTCGACCGGCACGCGAGCGCGATAGAAGCGGAGTTGGCGAAGAAATACGGCGTCGGTGCGAAAGAGATCGGGACGCGCGATCTGGCGGCGCTGGGTGTCTCGGAAGCGGATCAACTGCGCTTGGCTGACGCGGTATCGGATTGGCAGGATCAATTGATCGCCATCGACCCGTCGGCTCCGAAGTTCGCCGGCGATCTGGGCCGGTTGCGCGACTACAAGCCCGACTGGCCCGGCGTGCGGTTCGCCGGCCGCGCGACGCCGATCGGGGCACCGGAGCCCGCGCGGCCGTCCGGCGCCCCTGCCGCCGTGGGCGCGGCGCCCACGGACACGCGCAACCTCGAACTGGAGGGCTTCGGGCTCGACAAGGTGCCGGGCCTCGGCTGGGCACTGTCCAAGACAGACCCGCTCATGCGCACGTTCTCGCAGAAGGCATCGATAACGGCACGCCGTGTCATGGCTGATCTGGCGGAGACGGCGTTGCGCTTCAAGGACAACGCGGAGGGCGTGCCTACGGCGCTCGGCGGGCCGCCCGTCGACCGGCAGGTGAAGATGATGCAGACGGCCGTGCGGCTCGGTGTCGGTGACGAGATGGAGAAGCAGTACTCGCTGTACCGCTTCGGCGCCGAAGACGTGAAGTTCGCGCGCGCCAAAGCAAACGTCGCCGATTGGCTTGGCGAGGGCGAAGACAAGCTGACGCCGGGCGAGTTCTCGGCGCGGGTCTACGACGCGCTGCACACCGGCGATGACGCGATCCCGCAGGTGAAGGCGGCCGCCGACTACATCAAGCGCGAGGTGTTCGACCCGATCGCCGAAATGGCGGCCAAGGCCAAGATGTTTGGCGAGCACGTCACGAAGGAAGACCTGCTCGAACACTTCGCGCCGATCGTCTACGACCGCGACGAAATCGCGCGGCGCCGCGGGGAGTTCGTCGACCGCACGGCTGGCTGGTATCTGTCGGAACAGGACCGGCAATCGGCACTCAAGGCGCGCATCAGCGAACTCACCGACCTGCTGACCAAGAACCGCGACCGCGCCGCGAAGATCGACGCCGTGCTCGATCGCCTCGCCGCGCGCGAGACGGGGCTGCGCGGCCGGCTCACCGAACGCGCCATGGAGGCCAAGCGGGCAACCAGGCGCAAAGGCGTGGTCGACGAGCGCGCGAAGCTGATCGCGGAGGAAATCGAAGACCTGCAGGCGACACTCGACGAACTGCGGTCGATCGCCAGCGACCCCGCGAGCCGCGAGCGCCTGGCGGACATGGAGAAGGAGCTTGCCGTACTGCGGCAGGCGGAGCGCCGGTCGCGCGTGTCTCCGACGGACCTGGATAAGGTCGAGGCGGACGTGCTGCGCTCCGAACGGGCGCAGGCCGATCGTGTGCTTGCGGACGAGACGACGCGCATCGCAGCCGAGATGGTGGCCGGCCGGCGGTCGATGGACCCGAAGGTGCCGAGGGCGCGCTCCTACTTCACGAAGTTCGGCATCAGGCCGGACAGCGTGGGCGCGGACGATCTGATCAACACGCTCGGCGCGGAGCGGGCACGGCGCTACTTCAAGGAGGACGGCGATACGCTGGACGATATCGGCGAACAACTGATGCAGGAGCTTGGGCCGGATCATGTCCGGTTCGATCCGGTCGACGGGACGCGCGTCCGGCCATCGATCGACGAAGTGGTCGGGATGATCGCGCAGGCGGACCGGGAGCCGTTCCCGCCGTGGTGGCGCGGCATGCTCCCGGACAAGGACCAGCGCTTGCTCGAAGCGGCGGAGCGGGCCGCTCTGCTCGACGACGCGATGCGGCGCGCCGGCATCAACGACACGAACATGGAAGCGGTGCGGCGGTTCATCGGCGGCGACAACACCGTCACGCCGCCGGCGACGCTCGCCGATCTGGATCGCGCGCTGGCGGAGATGGAGGCGGCCGGGCAGGCCGTCCCCGTGACCGTGAGGCTGGAAGGCGCCGAAACCCGCCTGGCGGTCGAAAAGGAGGGCGTCAAGGCGCTGCGCGACCAGATCGGCGCGACGCTGGAAAAGCGCCGGCGGGCAGAGGTGCGGGGCGGCAAGGCCGACGCGCGTGTCGACGAAGCGCGGATCGCCCTTCTCGCCAGCCGAAACCGGCTCGAAATTCTCCAGGACCAGATGCGCTTGATCGAACGCAAGCGCGATCTCGCCGTCGACATGAAGGGGATGCTCGACGATGCGCACGGCAGGTTCCGCGACCAGATCGAGGAACGGCTGCACGAGTGGAAGGGCGACGGCGCGAACGAGGCGCTGACCGCGATCCGGGCGCGGGAGAAGTATCGTGAGGCGAAGACCGCAGAGGGCAAGCCCCCCGAAGGCCGCCTCGAAGCGGCCGACGCCGCTGTGGATCGCGTGATCCGTCGCATCCTGGAAAGCGACAAGGCTGTGTCACCGCAAGAACTGCGCGCGCGGGCAGAACAGACGGCCGACCAAATCCTCGGCGGGCCGGCGGGGCGCCTGGGCTACGACTGGGCAGAAGGAGGGCCTGTCACCGGGCCACCGAAAAACGAGGTCAACCCGAACCCACGCGGTTCGTTCAACCGGCGGAACTTCAACCTGCCCTACGACCTGCGCAAGGACTTCCTCGTGCGCGACCTGGACCGGGTGATGGACGCCTACGTGCGCACCATCATCCCGGACCTGATGATCGCGCAGCGCTTCGGCGATGTGGAAATGAAGGCGGCCTTCCAGCGCATCCGGGACGACTTTACCGGCGCCCGGGACCAGGTGCGCGCGGACTTCCAGAAGAGGATCGACGCAGCCCCGGACGAGGCCGCCAAGGCCAAGCTGACGCACAAACTCGAAAAGGAGATGGCGAAGCTCCAGAACGCCAAGGACGGGGTGGAAGAGGACATCGCCGCGGTGCGCGACCGCATCCGGGGCGTCTACGCTGTGCCGACCACCCGGCTCGCGCGCAACCTCGCCCGCGCCGCCGCGGTGGTGAAAAGCTTCTCCGTATTCCAGTTCCTCGGCAATGTCGTGATGAACTCTGCGTCGGAACTGAGTTCCCCAACGATGCGCTACGGCTTTGAGAAGGTCATGGGCGACGGCTGGGCGCCACTCGCGCGCCGTTTGTCCGGCCTGGGCGACGAATGGAAGCACAACAAGACGCAGTTGCGGGCCTATGGCGTCGGCACCGAAATGGAACTGTCGATGCGCCACGACTCTCTGAACGATCTGAACCGGGCGCACATGGACGCCACGGCGGCGGAGCGCCTCTGGCACCGTGGGGCTGAGATTTCGCAGATCGTGAACGGCCAGACGCTCTTCACGGACATGAACAAGCGGATCATGGGCACGGTCGCGGCGGTCGACCTCTTGGAGCGCGCGCAGAAGGTCGCGGCAGGCAAGGCAGGCAAGGAGGACCTGGCCGTGTTGGCGGAGAACAGCATCGACCCGCACATGGCGCGGGCGATCTGGGCTGAGGTTGAGGCCGGCGGCGGCATGAAGCAGGGCGGCGTGTGGCTGCCGAACACCGCGGATTGGAAGAACGCCGCAGCGCGCCAAGCCTATGAGGCAGCGGTCGCGCGGGAAGCCGACATTGCCGTAACGACACCCGGCCAGGAAAAGCCGTTGTGGATGTCGTTGCCGGTGTTCGGGCTCGCCGGCCTGTTCAACAGCTTCACCGCCGGGGCTCACCACAGGATGCTGATCGCCAACCTCCAGCGCGCGGACTTCCACACGTTGGCCGGCATCACTGCGACCGTCGCCATGGGCACGGTGGCCTACGCGCTGAACCGCGTGATCCAGGGCAAGCCGATCGAAAGCGACCCGTCCGAACTGCTGAAAGAAGGCATCTCGCGCTCGGGCGTCCTGGGGTGGTTCGAGTACGCCAACAAGCAGGCGGCGAAGCTCTCGGGCGGCCGTGCGGACATCTATCGCCTGATCGGCGCGGAGAAGCCGCTGTCCCGCTACGAGTCGCAGAACGTGCTCGAAAGCCTGCTCGGGCCGGCGTCGAGCCATGTGCAGAGCACGGCGCGCGTGATCCGCGCCATCAGCACGGGCGAAGTCAGCAGCGGCGACGTGTCGGCGGCCCGGCGACTGGTCGCGCCCATGCAGA